GACGTGTGTATGTAAGGGGGAGTAATGGCAACAGAAAAAAATCCATTTGAACAAATACCACAAGAAATAAAAAATGTTATTCAAATACCAAATAAGGTAGAAGATACAGATGCTACATTTGAAGTAGAACCTGATGGTGGAGTGGTTGTAGATTTTACACAAACAACAATAGAAATGGAAGCTGAAGAACCTACAAAAGAATGGTATGGTAATTTAGTTGATACTTTAAATGAAGAAGAACTTCAAGAAATATCTTCAAATGTAATAGATAATTATTCTGCAGATAAAGATTCTAGAGCAGAATGGGAATCTATGTTCGAAAGAGGATTTGATTTATTAGGATTAAAAATAGAAGATGCTAGTGAACCTTTTGAAGGTGCATGTACAGCAGTACATCCTATGTTAATTGAATCAGCAGTTAAGTTCCAATCAAAAGCAATACAAGAATTATTCCCTCCTAATGGTCCTGTTAAAACTCAAATAATAGGAAAGTCAACAGCAGAAAGAGAACAACAAGCAAATAGAGTAAAAGACTTTATGAACTATCAAGTAACAGAGCAGATGCCTGAATACTTTGATGAGTTTGAAAGAATGTTATTTCATTTACCTTTAATAGGTTCTGCATTTAAAAAAGTTTATTATGATGCTACTTTAAAAAGACCAGTATCAGAGTTTATTCCTATAGACCAATTTTATGTTTCTTATTATGCATCTAATTTAAGAAAAGCTGATAGGTATACACATGTTATTTATCGTAATCCTGTAGACTTAGCTAGAGATATGCGTTCAGGAGTTTATAGAGAAATAGATTTACCTGAAGCTACTAATCCTAATCCTACATCTTTATCTTCAAAGATGGATACAATATTAGGATTATCTCCTACTCAAGATAGTGACCCACAATATACATTACTAGAACAACATTGTTATTTAGAAATAGAAGAAGATTATGCTCTTCCATATATTATTACTGTAGAAGAGCAATCAAGAGAAATATTAAGTATTAGACGTAACTATCAAAAAGATGATAAGAAACAAGAAAAGATTTCCCATTTTGTTCATTACAGGTTTGTTCCTGGTTTTGGATTTTATGGGTTTGGCTTGATGCACTTTCTAGGCAACTTAACTATGACTGCAACAGCAGCTATGAGAAGCTTAGTAGACGCAGGTCAATTTGCAAACTTACCAGGAGGATTTAAAGCAAAAGGAGTTAGGTTAGTTGGAGACAATGAACCTATAAGTCCAGGTGAATTTAAAGAAATAGAAGCTACTGGTGTAGATTTGAGTAAGGCAATCATACCTCTCCCCTATAAAGAACCTTCCTCTACTCTATTTCAAATGTTAGGTTTTGTTACACAAGCAGGACAAAAATTTGCTGATAGTACAGAACAAATTGTTTCTGATGCAGCATCTTATGGTCCTGTAGGAACAACAATGGCATTATTAGAAGCTTCTAGTAAATTCTTTTCATCTATACATAAAAGATTACATCACTCTCAAAGAGAAGAGTTTAAAATTCTTGCACGTATAGATTATGATTATTTACCAATGGAATATCCTTATGAGGTTCCTTTTGCTGAACAAAGTGTATTTAAAAAGGATTTTGATGGTAGGGTTGATGTAATCCCTGTATCAGACCCTAACATTCCTTCTAATGCACATAGGATGATGATTGCACAGATGGCTCTCCAAATGGCACAACAGTCCCCTCCTGGTATGTTTAATATAGAAGAATTAAATAGGACAATATTAAATGCTGCTAATATGCCTAATCTTGAAAAGATACTACCTCCTAAAAAGAAACCACAACCTATGGACCCAGTATCAGATATTATGTCAGCAACAAAAGGTATACCAATAGCAGCTTTTGCAGGTCAAAATCATGATGCCCATATTCAAACTAAGATGGCATATTTACAAGACCCTATGAATGGTGCTAATCCTATCATGGCTAGAATCAAACCAATACTTGAAGCAAATATACAAGAGCATTCTGTTATGAAATATCAAGAACAAATTAGTGGTGTTACAAAGATGGCAGGTCAGCAAAATCCACAAGCTGTAGAGATGGCAATGGCACAAGCAGCACAACAAGTATTAAATGCTAATCAAGCTATGGGTATGGCACAATCACCTGAACAACAAATGGTTGCTTTAGAACAAGCTAAAGTAGAACTAGAAAAAGAAAAACTTAAAATGTCTTCTGCTAAAAATTCTGCAGAAGCTGCATTAGAATCTCAAAAATTAGAAATAGAAGAAATGAAATTATTAAAAGATTCTGCAGTTGCAGGTCAAACTGCTATGATGAAAAAACAAAAAGGAGATATGGATAGAGCAAGTAAAGAAACTATGAAGTCTCTTGACTTATTAACAAAGACTGTTATAGCTGACCAAAAAGCAGAAATAGATTTAGAAAAAATTAGAGCAGATGCTATGAAAAAAGTAGCTGAGCTAGATGATGTTGATGATAGAACAAGAAGTTTTAAGTTAATAGATTTTATGTCTGAAGCTATAAAGGAACAAATGAATAATGGAAATACTAGACGAGATACTGAATAAGTATAAACAAGAAGTACAATCATTAAAAGATTCTGTAGCCAGTGGAAATATAGATACTCTCGCAGGCTACAAACAAGCAGTAGGTCGTATCCAAGGTGTAGAATGGTCTATGGATACTTTAAAAACAATAATACAAAGAATGTATCATAACGAGGAGGAATAATGCAGAACGTAACTATGGGTCGTGCCATAAAAAATGACATGTGGATTACAGAAGAAGAATTACCTAATCCAGATGTATTACCAGAACTACCAGGTTATCATATTTTAATTAGACCTGTTAGTATTAAACAAACAACTAAGGGTGGAATATTTTTACCAGATTCTACTAGAGATGATATGGCATATCTTACAACTGTTGGTCAAGTTGTAGCAATAGGTGATTTAGCTTATCATGATATGGAAAAATTTCAAAAAGGACCTTGGTGTCAATTAAATGATTACGTATGTTATGGTAAACATGCAGGTCAAAAGATAAAATATAAAGGTGTAAAGTTTATTTTATTATATGATGACCAGATTATAATGAAAGTAGAAAACCCAAAAACATTAGACCCTACTTATAATTTATCTAATTAAAGTATTGTGTAATTAAAAAAAGTATTGTATAATTACATTATTAACGTAAATCGGATGTATCGTTAGCAACGAAAGGAAATAAAATGTCAGAAGAGTGGAACAAGGTAGAAGTAGAAAAACCAGAAGAAAAAGAAAAAATAGAATATGAGGTTGAAGAAGAAGAGAAACCTGTAGAAACAAAAGCAGAAGAAATAAAAGAAGAAAAAGAAAAACCTAAAGAAGAAGTAAAAGAAGAGGTAAAACCAGAAGAGCCAAAAGAATTAGAAGGTATAGATACCAAAGGTGCTCAAAAAAGAATTAGACAATTAGTTAAACAAAGAAAAGAAAAAGAAGAAGAAGTTGCTAGACTAATTAGACAGAATGAAGAATTAGCAGGTAGAGTAAAAAAACAACAAGAAGATTTTGTAAAGTTAGGACAATTAAATTTAACTGCTAATGAAAAACAAATAAAAGATAAATTAGAATTAGCAAGAACAGCTTATGCAACAGCACACGAAGAGGGTAATGCTGAAAAATTATTAAAAGCACAAGAAGCATTAAATGAAGCACAAGTTGATTTAAAAAATTTAGAAGTAACTAAACAAAATTTTAAGACTGATGAGGTTGCACCACAACAACAAACAACACAACCTCAACCAACACAACCAACACCTGACCCAAATGCAGAAGAATGGGCAGCAAATAATGATTGGTTTGGTAAAGATAGAATTTTAACAGCAAGTGCACTGGCAATAGATACTGAATTAAAAGAAGAAGGCTATGACCCAACAAGCACAGAATTTTATCAAGAGATAGATAAAAGGTTAAAAGAAAATTTCCCTAATAAGTTTAAAAAGGAAACTAAAGAAGAAAGTCGTCAGCAGGACTCGACACCTGCTCAAGTGGTTTCTGGAGTTTCACGTAGCACTCCAGGCTCTAGTAAAAAAGTTAAACTTTCAAAAGAAGATGTAAGATTAGCTAATAAATGGGGAATACCACTTGAACAGTATGCTCAAGAAAAGCTAAAGGCAACTAAAGCTGAAGGTGAATATACAACTATTAACATGCAACGTGGAGGATAATCAATGACACGAACTAATACACGTAGTTCTCAACTTAGAGAAAATACTACTAAAGAACAAACTACATATACTTTTGAAGAACCAAGATTATTAGATATACCTGAAGAAGTAGTAAATCGTTTCGCTAACGAAGGTATGTCTTTAGGATGGCTTAGACTAACTGTTAAAGGAAAAGAAGATGTTTCCCATATAGGAAGAAAAATGCAAGAAGGATGGGAGTTTGTTAAAAAGGAGGAAGTACCTGAGATGGAACACTCATCTGTCGTGAGAGATGAAGGTCGATATACTGGAGCAATCTGTCGTGGAGATGTTGCGTTAGGTAAAATACCTACTGGTCGTATCGAAGCTAGAAAGACATACTATAAACAAAAGTCTGATTCATTAATGCAGGCAGTAAATAGTCAATTAATGAAGACTGGAGATTCTAGAATGCCTATTAGCAACACAAGTAAAACTCAAACCATTAGAGGAAAAACTCCTAAATTTCAGAGTTAATTCTCTAATAATTTTTTTATAATTTTAAAGGAGAGAAACTATGGCTCATGTAAAAGCTTTTCAAGGTTTCGTTCCTGCTAGAAAAAAGGGTGGTGCTTACAACACTGGTTCTTTCACTGATATTTTTTCACCTACATCAGGTGGAGCATGTAACAATAAAATATTCACAGGGGACCCTGTTGTATTACCAGGTGCAAACTTTGCAACCATTTCACCTTTTATAGCAGCAACACTAAAACCTTCAGGTATATTTGCAGGGTGCTCTTTTGTTTTAAATGGCGAGCAAAAATTTAGTCGACATTGGACAACAGGAACTTCTGCAAATGGATATTCAGATGTTAAATTCTTTATCATCACAGACCCAAATCAAACTTACTACATTCAATGTTCATTATCATTATCTGCTAATGAATTAATGGTACAAAAAAACTATAATGTAACTGTTAGTTCAACAGCAAGTTCTGGTAATACAACAACTGGAAACTCTAGTTATTATTTATTAGCAGCTTCTGGTGGAGAAACAGAACAAGCAGCAAGAGTGATTGGTAAGAAAAAAGATGGTGAAGAAAATGATGACTCTGATGCTTTTCCAATCGTTGAAGTATTTTTAAACACACACAGAGACAGATATGTCACTGCAACTGCATCAACTGCATAATTTAAAGGAGAATAAAATATGGCTATAAATAGAGCAAGTATTGCTAAAGAACTCCTTCCAGGATTGAATGCAGTCTTTGGTACGGAGTATGGTGAGGTAAATGACGAACATGCACCTCTTTATGAAATAGAAAACTCTGATAGGGCTTTTGAAGAAGAAGTTCTATTTACAGGGTTTGGCACTGCACCTGTAAAAGGTGAGGGTGAAGCTGTTTCTTTTGATGATGCACAAGAAAGTTTTACAGCTCGTTATGACAACGAAACTGTAGCACTAGCTTTTGCTATTACAGAAGAAGCAATGGAAGATAATCTATATGATACTTTTGCAAAATTAAGAGCAAAAGGATTAGCTAGAGCTATGGCAAATACTAAGCAAGTGAAAGCTGCTAAAGTATTTAATAATGGTTTTAGCACTGCAGCATCTGATGCTATAGGTGATGGTCAACCATTTTTTAGTGCGTCTCACCCAACTATATCAGCAGGTACGCAAACTAATCTGTTTACAGGAGCAGCTTTATCAGAAGCTTCTATAGAAACAGCAGTAATTCAAATTCAACAGATTAAAGATGATAGAGACATTTTAATTGGTGCTCAATGTGTATCATTACACATACCAAATGATTTAATGTTTACAGCATCACAAATTTTAAACAGTGAGTATTCAACTACTATTGTTAACAATGCTACCAATGTAAACGACATTAATGCTATTAGAAGCATGGGTGTTGTTCCTGGTGGAATGGTTGTCAATAGAAGATTCACTGATACTAATGCTTATTTCTTTAAAACTGATGTTCCAAATGGTACAAAGATGTTTAATAGAACACCTTTACAAACTAAAATGGAACCTGATTTTGATACTGGTAACTTACGTTTCAAAGCCAGAGAAAGATATTCATTTGGAGTATCTGACTGGAGAAGTTACGTAGGTAACGAAGGTGCTTAATCACTAATCATTAGGGAGGGTAGTAAAATA